ACACTCCATCACTTTCATCCAATATATTTCCGTTTTCATTGCTTACTATTCTTATCCTATAATTATTGTCCGGAGCAATCACCCTTGAGATATTCCACTGATAGCTTCCACCACTCGCATGGTTGGTAATAATGATGGGAGGATCATCTTTTAGTAGCAGCTCTATTCGAACATCACCTTCCTTAATAAACATATCCCAGGTTATTAAATAAGTGCCCTCTGCTGTAAGGCCTTCACCTCCATTTGGCCAGTTGACTTTAATAAACTCCTGACGGGAATTATAGGCTTCAATATCCGGATCAGGTTTCTCAGCAGAATGGTAAACCTGGCTCTCAGGAGATTGGTACATCAAACAATGAAAGTCCTGGATTGTAATAGCCCATCCTGGATTATTCATATCCAATTGATAATCGGTTCGCTCCATCGAATTTAGCACTATGAAATCATTCTCATCATAACTGAACTCATGCAAAAGGTCATAAATCGACCGGGCAATATTCTCATGCGTTTGCATGATGCTTTCATTTACTGATCCATCAGCTTCCAGGATCAATTTATGAATAAGGTAGATCCTGGTGATTAGGTTCGATTGCTGATATTGCCGGTTTAAAGTTTCAGGCTGTAAGGGTTCTGGGAAGCCTATTAAGATGGCCGGCTCAGCATGAAGCTTTCCTGATGCAATTTGATCATTAAACCAGGTCATTAGTTTTATCCCTTCAATGGGAATTAATCGGGTTTTGAGTACTTGATACGGTTGTAGTAGCATTATTTTTTGTTCTTTTAGACAAGGCATGCCTTGTCTGTTACTGTGATTACTTAAAGATCTTATTCATCTCCCTATCCAGCTTCTTTTCAATCTTCTGATCCCACTGGTGAGAGTGTCCCATAAACTGCCGCTTTTTCATTACGAAACCAATTCCACGGCCAGCTTTACCACCTTCATTGTGAACCTTAGCATACGGTTTGTCAGTGTAAAAAATAGTTTTAGTACCAACAACCCGATATGAAATACTATGCCTAAGGTGGCCTCCATCAGTATCCGATCTGTGGCTCATCAATAATTTTCGGCCTTTGTTTTTAGCTTTCCATCGCTTGTAGTCTTTTCGCTGGCCACCTTTCTTTTTATGGGTAGTTTTTTTCCATTCCCTGGGCTTCCATTTCGAAAGGCTTTTATCGGTAAACCCTTCTTTATCCCAGCTCTTATCAAAGTGCTTCAGGCCTTCCACTCCAATAATCTTTTGGAAGTTACCATTGGCCAGCTTCTTTATCAATCGGGCTTGATTGGCAATGTCTTTACCTATATTTTTAAAATCCCTTGACAAAATATTTGCTTTTGCACATTGTTTGATTGTATATTTGTAACTGAAAAGAGCAATTAATAACACCTTGGACTGTATCCTCGTAGTGCGATTATTTGTTCTTTTTGCTTTTTATAAGCGGATCTTTATCCAGGATACTGTATAAATGCTTATCCCCATTTTTCATAACCCTTACATCTAAATAGGAAGCTTTGCCCTCGATCATGGTTTTGTAATAAACATGCTCCAATACATTACTGTTGTTTTTCCAGTCAGGTAAGCGGCCATGATAAGTGCTGTTCTTTAGTATATCATCAATCTGATAAATCAGCTGATTCTTTACATTATAAAATTCATGTGGTTGGTTCAAAAACTCCTTAATTCCTTTAGTTGTAAAAGTAACCTGGCCAGCATTCCTTTTCATTATACCGGCATGATTAATCAGGTTTGCCACACCCCACTCCTGGGCTGTTTTTCGTTCGCCCCACCTGTAATAGTTTTGGGTCAGTTTATCAATCTCAGATCGGCTCTTTGCACCTACACCTTTATAATAGCCTCCTTTGGTATCGAATACCTTTCCTGTTTTGCCAGGGTTGTTTCTAAACCCTGGTGGAAGATCCGGAAGGCTTTCTGACATATTAACCGGATCATCACTGGGCATTGCATTGCAACGGCAGCCATAATCATTAGGTGGGTAATGAACATCCCAGAATGAATGGTTCATCGGGTAAATTAACCCATGCAGCTTCTTATGCTCCGGACGGGTTCGATCATCCATTACTGCCACATATCTTAAGTTAGGGTAAAGATCTGCTGTTGTTTCATATTCTTTCCACTTTGCAGCCATCCGGGCCGATTGATGGGCATGGTTAAACTCAGTTTGCAACCATCGCTTATTGTACTTTTCTGAAACCTTTAAAGCTTCATTTCGGAAATCAATCCACTTCCTGGGCTTTCCATCTTCACCAATAAGTAGCTTGGTTATTTCATTAACCTCATCATGGTTTTTGAAAGCTGCAAAGCTGGCCGTGTGATACTTGAGTTCAGCTATGTATTTCCAGTTCGGATGGTTGTAATTGATTTCAGCAAATGGAGATCCCCAGCCATCCTCAATGCCTTTTAAAAGGGCTTTGTAATTTTCCTGCCAGATATCCCTGTCAATTCCGCTTTTAAGGGCTTTCTTGTGTATTCTCTTAAGGTATTGGGTCAATACATTGTTATCGATGCCAATAATGTTTTTTGAGTTAAGAATAACGCTCAATGGAAGTGTAAGGCCTACATATTCAAAACCCAGTCTGGCAGCTGGGCTATTAGCTTTTTTTTTTCAGCTTCCTCCTTCTTTTTTTCTTCCTCTTCTTTTTCGGCTGTTGATTTCATTGAAGGATCTTTAGGTATTAGATCCCGGTACTGTAATTTTAATCCTTCGATTGGGTATCCCCAATAAACCAGGAATGGGATTAGTTGCTTATTTACAAGGAACCTCATTCTACGTAAGCGGGCTAAAGTGTAATCATTTAATATGCGCTCATGTACCTCAGCTTGTGAATAGCTGCTACCATCATCCGATGTCATGGTTTGACCATTAATTAGCTTGCTAAGCTGTGCATCACACATCTTTGCATTCTCCATGTAGATTTTATAAAAGTCGGAACTTTTAGGAGCAATTATTTCAGCATCATCATCCATACCCAGGATAATGTATCCAGAAGTTGAAAAGTTGGCTGCTGAAGTTTCCATACGGTCAAGTTCTTTAGGATCTTCAGTATCGGTTTTGATCTTGAGCATAGGGCTGCCATATTTCTCAGAAGCTTGCGACCAATCCGAACGGGCATAATTCTTTACGATTACCTCTTTTGCTGCCAGTTCCAATAAACCTAAATTATAATGGCCACCCACTTCAATTAACCCCAAGCGGGTTGCATTGTTCCTGTAATCAATTCCCTTAGTGTCATATAGGTTCATGATTACGATCCCTTGTTCTGGGATCACATTTAACCTGGGGATTAACTCAGTATCTTCAAATACACCGTTCACCAGCTGAGAAAATTCAATTAAGCTATGGCCATAGAATTCAGCATCCAGTGCCAGGGAAATAAAAGTGTCAAACCACTTTGTTTTAAGCAGCTCAGATTTATCCTTTACCTCATTACCCTTTGCATCAACTAAAAAGAATTCGCTTTGCTGAACCGCATACTTTGCTGTTCGGAGTTGTGAGGCCAAATGGCTGTCGGTTGCAATCAGATCATAAATGGTGTATAATTCTTCCCGCTTTGGGTGATCAGGATCACGTGCAGCATCAACAGCAATTTTCAAAGCATCCAAATCCAGGTTGATCCGGTAATGATAGTTCCTGGTGATCTTATGACTGATCCGTTTCTTTTTTGTCTCTACCGGCTCATTGTTTGATTTTGATGTCTTGTTTAGCCAGGCACTTATATTTTTTGGTATTATATTCATATCTCAAGCTTGTTTAAATGGCATTTAAATTCCATTAATTCCCAATTAAATTATGTCCCCTTGGAGGTTTGCTTCCCATGCGAAATACCCGCTTTGTTTTCCCTGAGCCATCAATTACCGGAGTGAGTGTAGTTGGCGTTCTGCCAATTGCGATTTTTCGCAAAGTGTCCATTGTCGCATCAAAGTCGTTTGTAATTCGCTCCGGAACTTCATTATCAGGTATCCGGTCGTAAAGCAAATAAGCCGACAGGTTGAGCATCCAGTACTTTAGGTTCTCATGCCTGGCATCACCATTTTTGGCAAGTTCAGCTGCTATATTGTAATTGCCTGATAACATATCGGTAATAATACCGGCAGCTGTGGTTTCAGCTTCATCCAGTAAATCATCATTTCCACCGGTGATCTGGTTTAAAATTGACTCTTTAATTTTCCTGAAGTAATCTTCTTTGTTTAAAAAACTCATAACCTACGTTTTGGATTCTTTTTTATTCTACCTGTCCTTGCACCTTTAGAATTCCCTCTTCTTAAATGCCTCGATAGGAATTTTATACATTGCTCATCAGCATCCGGAGCATCATCCTTTGTTCGGTATCCTGGTTCGATACCATACAATTGTTGGAGACCGGTTGCAGTATCATTATGCGACTTCTTTTTTTCGTTGTAGTATAAGCGGCCATTTTGATAATAGGGTTGGAGGGTGAGGATTCTGCCGTACTTATCGGTTTTTGGAGTATCCACTTTTACCAGGTTAAAACTAATTCGGAAGTCATCTTCAACCTCTTTTATGGTTCGCCTTACTTCATCATTCCAGAACTGGGCTTCAAAACGCCAGTGGATAATCACTGATGGTGGTAACTCCAATTCAACAAAGGCCATATATTCGAGGGCAGCCCTCATTTTGCTTTGCTTAACAAAGCTGTCGATATACCAAAACTGATTACTGTACAATCCCCAAATCCTCACAGCATTATAGTCGCTGGTTTTATTACCGGCATAGGCAATATCCCAATGACCGGCTATGATCTTAAAATGATTTAACGAAGGCATTTTTCCCCATTGGATCTGCTCAGCTCTAAATATCTTCCCTTCGATGTGTGGATCATTATTATACTCAGCTTTTGCGGCCAGTACTCCCAGATCCTCTTCAATGGTTTTGTAATAATCATCATCGTATTTTTCCTCCCATTCGGGTTTATAGGTAACCGGATCATAGGCATTCACCTGGAACAGTTCCCATTTAGGATGTTTAATATGAAGCTCCTCCTGGATGGATCTGGGATGGAAATTATTATTGGGATGGATGTACCTACGAACCGGCCCATCCATAGTAGGAATCAAATCCTTTTCAATCCAGGTAACCATTTCATCCTGGCGCATGGGATTTTTAATGGTATCCTTATCTTCCAGGTCATCACAAACGATATAATCAGGCCTTTGATCCTGAAACCTCAATCC